CCAGTCAAAGTCACAATAGTTGTGTTTGATGTTCCTCTCCACGCCAATGTAACTCTAGGGTCTTGCAGTGATGAAGTACCTCTTGCTACATTCCAAAATATTTTATTGATTGACAATCGTTGTGTTGCTCCGCCATCAGATGCAATTAGTGTGTTTGCAGAAACTTTTACAACGCCTGCTTCACCAGTGCCGTCAGAAATATTTGTCAGCTTAACTGCCCATGCCGATGCGCTATCTTTTAGCGTTTGTGAGGTTACTGTATCTGCCATTTTATTCTTCCGCTATAGTTTTTGCAAATGCTAAAAGTACTTCAACATCTTCTTCCAACTGATTCAAAAAGATTTCTTGATTGCTTTCATCTAGTTTGTCATACAAATCAGAAAGTAACTCAACGTCTTCATTCTTTAAAGCACCACGTGCCTTTGCGGCTTGAAGCATATCTAGTCTATCCTTAACACCTTTGATACCAGGCTTGATATCTTTAGCGGCTTTCTTTTCAGCGGCATTTGGTTTGTTGATATGCTTCATTGTAGTACTAGACTGATGACTCTCAGCTTCACCGAATGGTTGCTTGTTATCGAGTCTGTCAGCCGGACGCTTGCCAGAACCTTTTTTGGTGTCGTGCGGTCCAACCTCTTCAGGTCCTACTTTTTCTAAATCGCCTGGATCTTTTACTTGGGCAAGATACGACACGGCTGCCATTTTATTGGCAATGCCGTCTTTATATTTTACTCGTTCTATTTCATCCAACTGGATAAAACTTTTAAAGTTCTTCATCTACATTTCCTTCTGAACTAGATTGAAATTCCTCTTCACCAGATGCGACTTCTTCTTCGCTATCTTTAAAAATCGACCCTGCCAATTCCATTCGTTTAACAGAAATATGATTCTGAATCTTGTCGTTTAATGCGTCAAGAATAGAACTTTTAAATTCTGTAGGTTTTGCATCATATGCACTCTGAATTGCTGTCTGAATATTTTCCATAGTATATCTCCGTTTGTTTATGTTATTTATACTTTATCGTTTTTATGGATTGTAATACGGCATCATGTAGTCGGTTCCACCAATATTTATTGATATAAACCCTACCGGATTACTCGGAAGTGTTGCATTACCAGCCGCTGCCGTTTGTGATCCTGCTGACGATGGATTGATTCTAATTCCACCAGCAACAACAACCGCATCATTGTCGCCCACTTTAGATATGTTATCGTCCTTAAAAACAAGCAATCTATGAATGTTGTCAATAAAGTTTGAAGTTCCAAAGTTTGCTGTCGTAGCAATACCCAATGGACCAATAACATATCTAACGCTTGGTTGAGAAATTATTACTGTTGATTCTATCGATGGAAATGGAACATCGTCAATTTCCATGTTGATTCGAGAATTACCAAATGCAACATCAACATCAATCGACTCTAACGTTATGTTTCTTGATAGTGAAGAAGTTCCAAATGATATTTCAGGATCAATAGAATTTGCATTTATTATGATTTTTACATTATTTAATCCAAATGCAAGATTCGATGCAATCGAGTACTCTAATGAAGCAATTACTTCAGAAATTGTTGTGCTTACATAATTCTGAATTGGGTATATTGAAAGTGCTTCAATATTATCACCCAAGAATAAGTTTTGATTATACTGGAATCGAGTTGCACCAAGAACCGAAGTTGAGTCTATAGAATCAACATAAATTATCGAATTTAGTTGTGTGGTGCCAAATAAATTTATAGGTAAAACTGTATCATCAAATCTTGTTGTTTGATAATCTAATATGACTACATTGCCAAATTCAACAACGCCTAAACTATCATATAGGGTTTCATTTTGATATATAAATTGAGTCGCCATACCATTACGATTTCAAAAACAAATTAAAGAGAGAAAATCTTGTTTGCGCCACTAGAGAATACTACAGTAATATCACCTCCGTTAGGTAGAATTGGCAAACCAGTTGCATTATCAATATATGCAATTAATCTAGATGTGCCTTGAACTCCAGTGTCTGAAAATATGAGAAGTGCTTCACAATTTGCACCAGTAACAGAAGTAAATGTCGCATCATCTGCATCAAAAACTCCGCTAGTAATTGTTTTGTTGGCCAGCGTTGCGGTTGAAATTACAGCCGAGTTTGATACATCACTTCGAAATTCGTGTACTGCGCTGTAAGTATAAACACCAGTATCGATAAGCGCCAACGTAATTGTATTAGCTGCCATGTTGATACTGCCATTTAAAAATGCTTGTTTTGCTTTTGGGTAAAGTGCGTTTGCCATGTAGATTGCTCCTTAATATTTTATATCTATTTATAAAACGATTGGTGTTCCGATTTTAATAAACGCTTTTGTTGCCGAGATAGCATATCCAATCTTTAAAGAAAATGCGGCACCGTCAATAGTCGATGTTGTGACAATTGCGCCGTTACTTCCTAGATACAAAGATTGTTCTGGCGTCCACGTCCAACTTGGATTTGTTATTCCACCAAACGTAACAGTTTCAGACACGTTATCCAATACACCTAAAATTTTATCAACTTGAGATATTTCTAACGCTGATGCTAATATTGTTTCGCCATTTGCATTTAATGCGACCAATTTGTATTGAGTTGCATTATTGTTAGTGAAAACAACATTCAAAGATTCGGATGCACCTGCACCACCAGTATTTGCTTGATTGTATGCGGCTTGTGCTAATGTTGTTGCGGTGTTTGCTTGTGCGTATGCACTATTGGCAGTTGTTCTTGCTAATGTATCGTAGCCAGCTTGTCCACCAGTATTTGCTTGGTCATAAGCCGCTTGTGCTAGAGTGGTTGCCGTGTTCGCAGTTGTTCTTGCGAGTGTATCAATGCCAGCGCCACCGCCAGTGTTAGCTTGATTGTATGCGGCTTGTGCTAATGTTGTAGCCGTATTGGCTTGTGTATACGCTGAGTTTGCTTGGGTAAAGGCAGAGTTTGCTCTTGTTCTTGCAAACGTATCTACAGTACCGCCACCGCCTGCGGCTTGTTCTACGAATACGAATTTCTTTGATGCTTCATCATACGATAAAACATAACCATCTGTGATACTGTCTCTATCAACGTCATCTAAGTATCGTAGATTGACTTCACCTGAGCCGGTTGCTTTCCAAGCATCATTAGCCATTGCTTTAGATACTGATGCATTGATTCTATTTTTGTATTGCTGTAAATCTTTTTCGAGAACATCTTGAAATTTTTTAAATTTCTCTTCGACAGGTTTTACGTCTCCGTCTTTACCATCCTTACCTGAAACGCCTTGAATGCCCTGTGGTCCTGCTGGTCCTTGAATTCCTTGTTGTCCGTCTTGTCCTCGTTCGCCTTTGTCGCCCTTAGGTCCTTGTCCGCCCTGAACTCCCTGTGGACCAGCTGGTCCAACGGGACCAATTGCGCCTGCTTCTCCATCTCTTCCGTCCAAACCAGTTTTGCCATCTTCGCCCCTATCGCCTTTCAGTCCTTGCGGACCACGTTCGCCAGCAACACCTTGTATTCCCTGTTTGCCTTGAGGACCAACTTCGCCTTTGTCGCCCTTATCACCTTTTAATCCACGTGGACCATCAAGTCCCATGTTTCCTTGGGGACCAACTTCACCTTTTTCTCCACGATCACCGGTATCTCCCTTGTCCCCTTTGTCGCCTTTAGAACCCTGTGCGCCAGTTGCACCAAGGGCTCCACGTGGACCGACAGGACCAGGAACTTGTTCAACGATTACTTCTGTTGTTTTCTTTTCTAAAAGAGATACTAACTCCGTCTTGAGTTTTTTTATCTCTTGTCTTGTATACGCTACAGATGTTGCAACAGAAACTGCTTCGCTAAGAGTGTCGCTAAGATTAGGTACCTTCTTTGTCACCTTTGGCCTCTTCAACTAATGTTCCAAAAAATGCAGTCATAGACTTAGCTAATTCTTTTTGATCTGCGTCATCAATTACTCTATTTTCAGTTTCTTCTTTTTTTACGCTAACAACAAGTTGTTGTGGTGCTGGCGCTGGAGGTGGAATTGGTGGTGCATCATCTGCCGTAGAATCGTCATCCATATTCGCTTTGTCTTCTTCCATCTCTTCATCCATCTGTTTAATATCATCTTCACTCTGGCGCAGAATGTTTGTTCTGATATAATTAACAGAGAAGTATTTACCAACGTATCCGTCAATGTCTGAAAGAATAGATAAACGTTCTTTCATAATTTCAACGTTCTTTAATTCGGCAAAGTGTGCATCTGATTGATAATCATAGCTAATTTCTTCTTTCATTTGTTCCCACTCTTTACGGGTACAAACGCCTTTAAGAAGAAGCTGTGTCTCAAGCATCTTATCGAATAGAATAGAGAATCTTAAACGTAAACGTGAAATGAACTTACCAAACTTCAATTCATCTCTAGTAATTTCAGAAGCACGACCTAAAGAGAATCCATTGTCGGCTTCTAAACGTGATACTGGAACATTCAGTGACTTGAACATTTTCTTTTGAAAGTACAATACGTCATCAATCTCTCCGAGATTCTGTCCACCTGATAGTGTAGTAATCTCTGTACCTTTACCACCTTCTCTACGTGGCAACCAAAAGTCTTCAAGCATTGTTTGGTATCGTCTATCGTCACGAATCTCACCAGTGTTTGCATCATACACTAGTTTGTTTTTATACTTCTGCATGATTTCACGCAAGTATTGTTCTGCCTTCATCTTAGGCAAGTTACCTACGTCAATGTAAAAGATTCTACGTTCTGGCGCTCTTGAAATACGATAGATAACTGTCGCATCTTCAAGCATACGTAATTGATTAAGTGGTTTGATTGCTTTGTGTAAGTGTGAAACAATAATCTTACCATCTTTGTCTGTGATGCCAGAGTTTGCATAGCAGATTGAATCTACTGCAATCTTGATCCCTTGTGAGCCATCTCTAGAAAATCCTTTATCTGAGTACATAAAGTATTCATGGAATTTTTGTGATGTGTTTACTATTCCTGGATTATTAGGTTGCTTCTTATCTTCACGAACTTTACGAATCTTACGTGGGTCAATGTAACGAACTTCTTTCAATCCTGCTCTAGGATTCTTATCGTCAATCAACATGTGATAGTACAAACGTCCATCAACATACCATCTACGGAAAATATCGTAGCCTTGATTGTTGAAGTCGAGTAGTTTCATTATATAATAGAACTCATCACGAATCATTTTCTTAATTGATTCGGGTTGTTCGAGTTTATCTAAAATGATTTGGACTGGATAGTCACCGTTTTCAAAGACTAGTGATTCATTCACAATGTCTTCAATTGCGGCATCGCATTCTGGCTGAAGTGCCATCTCACGATATTTTTTAATTAAGTCTGCATCGCTTCTAATCTGCCCCTCAAGGTCCATGTATGTACCGTATACACCACCACCTGAAATCGACACCGCCGCATCATCATCGGTAGGAGTGACAAACGATTTTAACTGTTCTGATTCAACATCATCCTTACCAATTTTATATCCAAAAAGTTTTATCGCCATGTTTTGTTCTCTCTAAAAAAAATGGGGGCGTAATAGCCCCCATTATTGACACTATTACGCAATTATTTATGTTGCGTAAATTTCATTCAATTTAGAAATTTATGTTGATAATGTCATATCACCTGCATCGGCAAAGGCATCATTTGCATTACCAGCCTGTAGATAGTGATATTGGAAGTTTACTGTAAATTCTGATAATGTGTCTGTGCTGTCAAAAGACAAATCGATTGCGCTAACGTCTGTTGGAAATGCATCGTTCAATCTATATTGTCTAGAAACTGAGTTATCACCTTTTAAGTGTACACAAGTAATGTCTTTATAGTAATCTTGAACTGTCGATTTTGTTTGCGAATCGTAATTTCCTTTTGAAATCAAATTTATCCAAGCATTGAATGCACGGCGTATTGCGTGATTTTCATCATTGATAATTGTAACTGTCCAATCGGCAAATGTTCTGTCTCCAGGAATTTTAATTCTTCTACCTGCTCTGAACGGCACTTCAATTGTACCTACAGTAAAACCAGGAACTGCGGCAGCCTTACAAAGAACTTTAACTGTGCCTGTAGCGTCAGTAGGTAAATCAGTAGACGCAATCAATGATGGAAATGGAATGTTGATTTCAAATAGATTCGCTCTAGCGCCTCTATTTAACGCTGTTTTTAATTGTGTTAGTGTTGCGAATGACATTTTTATTATCCTCTTGTTTGTACTGGAATAGCAACATCGCCATCTGCGCTAAAACCATTTTCAAAGTAGTCGTATGTCCAAGTTACAGTAAAGTCTTCAACCGCATCAGTAGTATCATACGACAAATCAATAGCAGAAATGTCGCTAGGCCAGCAATTTACTAATCGATAACCTCCAGCCACAACTGAAGTACCATCTTCTTTCAATTGATAGATTTGAACTGTGCCATAAAGACCATCAGCATCAGTTCCGCCTATTTTAGCGGATCTGTTGCCTAAAGTGCCTGTGATTTCAAAATTTGTTTTAACGATATCATTCTGCCACTTTTCCATTACGCTACGAATCTTAAAGTTTTCGTCATTTAAAATAGTTGAAGTCCATTCAGCGTATGATCTGTCTCCACCCAATTTTAATCTACGTCCACCATTCATTGGGATTTCAATTGTTCCCAATGTAGCTGATGGTAACGATCCTGATCTGCACAAATACTCAAAACTTGCTACATCGTAACCACTCGCTCTTGGCGGTGTTACTTGAACCTTAAACAGATTCGGTCTAGAACCGGCTCCTAGAGCCGTTCTAAACTTTGTTACTGAAAATTCTGCCATTTTATTCTCCTTGTTTGTCTTCTGTAATTATTTATCCTGCGATTTCATTAAATGTAGCAGTACCTCTTACAGACACAAAGTTAAGTTGAATAAAGTTAACAGAGCGAATTGGTTGTACGAAAATATCGCAAACAAATTCGTTAGCGTTTACAACATCTTCAGGGTTGTTGCTTGCATCACAAACAACTCTGAATGCGGCTAAACCACGGCGGGCTTGAACACTTCTTAGATATGGAACAACTAAGTTAACAAAGTTTGATCTTGTTGTTTCATCGTTCTGGTCAAACAATACATTGTCTGCGGCTTCACCAATTGTCTTTTGCAAGTCAATGAACAATCTACGAACGTTGATTCTGTTTGTAGATGTGTTTCTAGTCACGAATGTCTTGTCACCAAACAATACTGTACCACGACCAACTTGTGTGATTACTGGATTTACAGCAACTTTGTACAATGTGTCACGCTCTGCTTGTGTTGGATTGAATGCCAAACGAACTAAGTTTTGAATACGACCATTGTTGAATCCAGCTGGAGACAACCATGACTCTTGATTAAAGTCATTACGTGCCATGCAACCAGCAACGTCAGCGTTCAATGGAACATAAACATATGTGTCATTGTATTTGTCGTACTGATATTTCCATCCGCTGTCTGCGACTGCGTATGTAG